TACGAAGCCGTGTTATACGCATTCGCGTACGAAAAGCCGGCAAACGCGGGATTATACACGAACCAAGGCCAATATTTGTACTCGTTGCTATTGGCCCAATCCGGCCGCCAACCTTCGTTAAGGGCTTCGGCAATGGTCTTTAACTTGCGGTAGGCTATTTCGTCCTTGGTAAAGCCTAACTTCGCTAATACGGTTTCGTTCATCGGCTCAATGCCAAGCACAGCGCAAGCGTCCGCGTAGGTCTTTACGCGCTTGGTAATGTCCTTCGGGGCAACCATTTTTACGGCCTGTAATACGGTCGTATTAACCCCTAACTTCTCGGCCAATCGTTCGGCTTCCTTGCTGGCAGCCTGTTCGTTCTCGTGTTTGTACGTCGGTGCGCCTTGGCCTTCGGCGTAAACCATAAAAAACTGCTTTTCCATTTTGTTATTTGTTAAAAAGTGAACTTTGTTTTTCTTCCCTCTTTTGCTCGTAAAGTATTCGCCTTTGTCGCGCAATACTCAACCGGACGGCCCTAATAGCGTCTTCACGCCCTTTTAGGCTTTCTTCGTACTCCAATAGTTCCGCTTCGCTTTGGGCGATAAAATACCCTTCGGAAGTGGCTATTAAGCCCGGTATAAGGTCGTTTGTCCTTATGTGGTTTATAATCTTCCTTACCCGTGCGTCGTTTAGTTTATAGGAACCTTTAAGGGTATTTACGATATGCTTGTTTGTAACGGCATTTTCGCGCCCTATTTTCGTCCTAAGCCCCCGTACGAGAAGCGGAAGAAGTACGCCCATTTCGTAATCGTTTAAGGGCTGCGTTTCTTGGTCAAATCCTTTAATCATATCAAAAGGGGGTTTTGTCGAAATTGATTATTAGCCCCGCTTCGGCTATATGTACGGTCTTACCGGTTGCGGCTCGCACTCCGGCCCGGAATTGTTCGGCGTTGCTGTTACCGTCGGAAAGGTGGATAAGAACAATATTATTTACCCCCTTTATATCGTTGGCTTGTAACGCCTGTACGCAATGGTCGTAGCTTAAATGCGATTTTAGCGTACGGTTCCGAACAACGGCGGGAATGCGCCCGGCCGCTATATTCGCGTCCAATAGGTCTAAGCGGTAATTACATTCTATCAATACGTTATTAAGTCCTGCAAACTTGCAAGGCAAGTAATAGGTATCGGTAGCGAATAGGATATTACCCGTTTCTTCGTGATTGATGAAGAACCCCAAAGGCTCGGCGGAATCGTGCTTAGTCCCGAAAGGAATAATTCGGAAACCGCCGAGGGTAAAAAGGGTTCCGGCTTTGCAAACATTCGCGCGGCGCGGGCCTTCTATTGGGGTGTTCTCAATTGTACCGGCCGAAGCGTAGACGGGTACGGTAGCTTTCAATACTTCGTTAATGTAGCCTGCGTGGTCTTTGTGTTCGTGGGTAATTAGGCAGCCTACAACCTTCGTTATATTGTAGTCTAACGCTTGCTTCACGCTGGCGAACCTTACGCCCGCTTCCAATAACAAGGCTTCGCGGTCGTTCTCCAATATGTAGCTATTTCCGTGGCTGCTACTGCCTAATACTTTTAGAACCATTGTAACTACGCTTCTACGATTTTGCGAAATGCTTTACGCTTCCTTTTTAGCGGAAGGTTCCGGCCGATGAAGTCCATAGCCGTAGCGAATTTGCCCGAAAATCGAATAAGGGCTTTGTCTTGCTGGGCTACGCTCTGTTCGTTCTCCTTCGCCATGTCCGCCGCTTTGTTAATCCGGGCGTTCATTGCGTCGATGTCCTTTGCCGTCAGAATGGCAATACCAAAAATTACTTTCATATTAGAATCCAGGTGTTTTAAGTGGCTGTTTGGTTCCGTTCGTTTCTGCTTGGCCGAAATCAAGTGTTCCGCCGGTATTGGCGTTATTCTGTATTTCGGTTTCTACCTCGTGGGTAACGTCCTTATATTCCACGTCTTCAACGGGGCCGCTTTGTTCATCAGCGTCGCCGAAGTCGCAACCGGTTATATACTCGTAAAGGGCTTTTTTGGCGCGTCGTTCGGCTTTACCCCGGATTTGGTCGGGGCTGCTGTAATCGTCCTTCTTCACGGTTGCCACTATTCCGAAGCTGTTTTTTTCTCCGTTGTACGTGTAGCTGATTTTGCAAGGCACCTCCGCAAATCCGGCGGTTTGGCCTTTGTCAAATGATACGTCGATGAAGTATTTTACGCCGAGTTTCCGAAGAAGGGCCGTATAGCCTTCCTTGGTCGGGTACATTCGTTCGGCAATAATATTAAATTGGTTGCCGGTCGGAAGAAGCCCGATACTTACCGCGTCTATAATCGCGTCCCGAACAACCGGGATAGTATAAAGCGGTTGTACCGTCCCGTTTTTACGCGGCCGCCCGTTACGGTCGGTAAGAAAGCCTACCTTCGTGTTCATAAGCGGCATAAATACACGCTCCATTACTTCGTCGGAAAGAGCTTCGCGCAAAAGGGCAATTACGTTTACGGCAGTAAATGCCGCGCCGAAGTTGTTTACAATCTGCAAGGCCGAAGCGTCCTTACAGGCAAGTTCAAATTTCCGCTTTGCTTCGTCAATTACGGTTAATCCTTTTTCTTCTGCCATAACTCATAATTTTTATAGGTTGTTATTCGTTTTCAAGAAGTCGGCTTAACTTCTTCAAGGTCGCTAATTCCATAGCTTCGGCAGCAAGCGGCGCGGTTTGTTTTTCGGTGAAGAAATTCGCCAACCCCTTTATTACTTGCCCACTGTTACCGCCTACTGCTATTACGCCCTGCACATTCTCGCTTTCGCCGTCTTATTGTCCTTAACGTCCGTGCCGATAAGGATAAAGGCCCGGCCTTCGTTGTCTTTTACCGCCTGCGTAAGCGTTTCGGCGATTTGCTCCAACTGCTGCGCGAACTCGCGCTTTTCTTTGTTCTCGTTCATAACTTTAATTTTTATAAGTGGTTAATGGTTAATTCTCTGTCGGTGGTTACAACCAATTTTACAAGCTGGGAAGCAACCGGGAATAGTTGGTTTACGCTTTCGGCGTTGTCGATGAATACCGGTGCGCTTACCCCGTGATACAGGCAAAGCGTGTTAATGATGTCAAGCCCGGCGTTTATCTTTCCGGCAGTATTGAGGTCTGCGTACTTAACCCCGTCTACCATTGCGATACAAGTAGGGGTTTCGCCGCCATTTAGCTGGGCTTCGAACATTCGGAAGCGGACGGTTTGGAACTTACTATTTACCCGGCGTTCTACTTCGTCCATTCGGGCCTTATTAAGTTCGTCTATCGTAAATTCCTGCTTTTCTAAGTCTGCTTGCTGCTGGGCTAATTCCTTTTCCCGCGCCAATATTTCGGCCTTCTTTGCGGCGTTCTTTTCAATGGTAGCCCGAATATTTAGCTTTTGTTTTACTTCGTCCAAAAGGGCCGTAAGTTCCCGTTTCTTGGCGGTAAGCTCGGTAGTATCGGCCGCCGGGGTATTCCACAAGGGTGCGGGGGTTTCGGGCATCCGGGCTTCTATCTCCTTCCATTCGGGTAAGTCTTCGGGGATAATGTCGGTAGATACGGTTACTTCCGGGTTGGCGGCTATTTCCGCTTCCAAGTCCTGTAACTTCTTCGCGTATTCGGCTTTCTTGGCGGCGATAACTTCCATACGTTCGGAAAGTTGGGCTTCCAATTCCTGTAACCGGGCTTTCTTTTCGGCTATTCGCTGGTTTAGCGTTTTGCCTTCTTCGGTAATCCGGGTAAGGTCGCGGGTCTTGGCTTCGTCGAATTTGGCCCGCGCCTTCTCTTTGGCAATAGCGTCCATACGCAAAACGCTTGCGTCCGAGCATAAGGTTTCGTATATCGGGCAAATAAGGCCGTCGGTACTTACTTTGTATTCTTCGGCGTTCCGCGTATTCCATTCTTCGCGCTTGGCTTCCACCTTGGCGGATAAGCCCGCTATTTCGGAAGTAAGGGTTTTAATAGTATAGCGAATATCGGAAAGGCCGTTTTCCGAAGCGGTATTATAATTTTCTGCTTCCCGCTTGGTTATTTCGTAGCTGGTCTTAACCTCGTTACGTTTGGCATTCTTCTCGTAGCCTTCCTTTTGGGCCGCCTGCCTTGCCCGAAAAATTATATCTTGCTGCTGGTTCCGAAGGTCGTTAATCGCTTTGCGTTTTCCCTGCACCCCTTCGTAGTGTTTGCGGGCCGTTTCTGCAACGTCCGTAATAGCCGTTTCCACTTCTTCCAATTCGGCGGATAAGCGTACCTTTTCGGCTTCCAAGGCTTCGTAATCCGGTGCTTCGGGCGTAACGCTGTCTATTGCGTTAATCTCGATAGGGCATTTCCCCAAACCTTCCTTAATCCGGCTTTTGCGGTAGGCTATTTCTTGCTTGAACTCCGCCAAATCTTTACCGGAAAGCAGCGAAAGGATAGCCGCAAAATCGGCGCGACCGGCGGCCACTTCTTCGTATGTTACACCCCCGGCAATGCGTAGCAATATTTCGCGCTGGGTCTTCCAATCCAACGAAGGGAAGTAAGCCGGGTTCGTAATTAACTTAAAAAGTTGTTCTTCGGTTATGGCCGTTACTTTCTCTTGGAACGCTCCCGCCTTAATTTCTACGCCATTGCAGAAGTAATGCGTAGTATTTCCTTTAAGTTCTACTTCGGCCTTGCCGCGCGGTTTTACCCAATCTTCCGTAAGGGTGCGGGTAAGGGCTACTTCTTCGCCGTTTACGTCTAAAACCGCCGTTACGGAATGTTCCAATTTAAGTATAGGGTTCCCGTCCGGGCCGACCGTCTTAACGGTAAATGCGCCTTTCCCGCTATCCGTACGGTCGTTACTGTCTTTGCCGAAAAGCACCCAAGTAAAAGCGTCGAAAACGGTGCTTTTACCCGTCGCGTTTGCGCCGGCCATGGGGGTTACTTCGCCGAATTTTACGGCCAAGTCCCTAATACCCTTAAAGTTTTTAAGGGTCAATTCTTTTAATGTTACCTTCTTGCTCATAACAAGTTATTTATTTCGGTTGTTACTTTTCTTTGCTCGCTTTGCGGCCAACTCTAAGGCTTTTTCCGCATCTACTATTATCAACCTTCCGACCTGCCTATATGCGCCGTCGATTAATCCGCTTTGCTTTATGCGGCTGGCGGTAGTCTTGGAACATTTGAATAGTTCGGCAATCCCGGCCCGGCCGTAGACGTACTTTTTATTTGGGTCTTTGGTAACGTCTACTTCTATCCGGGGG